ATTTACTGACGCGCAGGCGATGGTCGCCGAATCTATGGCGCGCGATGGCGAGGCGTTGATTCGCTTTGTGACTTATGACGGCAAGCAAGTCAGAGTCGCTCTCGAATTCTTCGAGCCCGATTTGATCGACGAGGAGAAAAACGAGCGCGCGCCGAATGGTAACGAGATCAGGATGGGCGTCGAGTTCGACAGATACCGGCGCCCGGTCGCATATCACATGATGACCGAGCACCCTGGCGACTACCAATTCCACCAGTATGATCGCCGCACTCAGCGGGTTGAAGCGGAGAGCATCCTTCACTTGTATATGCCAGACCGAGCCCAGCAAACGCGCGGGGTTCCCTGGATGTCGACGGCGCTGACATCGCTGAAAATGTTGCATGGCTATCGCGAGGCGGAGCTGGTTGCCGCGAGGACAGCGGCGAGCAAGATGGGCTTTTTCATCTCGCGCTCTGGCGATGGGTTTATGGGTGACGACCTCGAGGACAATGTTGTCCCGATCACCGACGCCGAGCCCGGCACGTTTTTCCAGCTTCCCAGGGATGTCGAATTCCAGCCCTGGGACCCATCGCATCCGACGACCGCGTTCGGCGATTTTGAAAAGTCGATTCTTCGCGGCATCGCGTCCGGGCTGGGGGTTTCATATCACTCTTTGGCAAATGACCTCACGCAAACCAGTTACTCCAGCATCCGCCAGGGTAGCATCGAGGACCGCGACTTTTACAAAACAATCCAGAGCTACATGATCGCGCATTTTGTTATGCCGGTTTATCAGCGATGGCTGACCAATGCTTTCACGATTGGGCGGGTGAATCTGCCCATCGACAAGTTCGACAAGTTCTATGATGCGTCGCAGTTCCGACCGCGCGGCTTCCAATGGGTCGATCCGCAGAAAGAGATTTCCGCCCATGTTGTCGCACTGACGAACGGGCTGATCTCAATGCAGGATGTCGCGAACATTTACGGGCGCGACGTCGAGGAAGTATTCGCGCAGATTGCCAGAGACAAACAGCTCGCCGAGCAGTTCGGTCTGAAGCTGGCATTCGAGCCGTTTGGTGGCGGTCAGTCGCCATACGGACCCGGCAAAATCAACTTGATGACCGGCGAATCGTTTGACGCGATGACGGAGGAGCCCGATGGCGACTGACTTTCCGAAGAAAGGCGACGACCAGAAGATATCGCTTCGCAATTCCGAATATCCGCAATTCGACCGCGAATTCGCAGAGAACATCAAGGAATTCAATTCCGAGGTTTGGGCGCTGGGCGGGAATGTCCGGGGCAATGATGCGTTCCGGCTGTGGGGACGCGCGCGCGATGGCGATGAGGCTGGTTCGGTGTTGGACTGGATCAAAGAGCGGGAAGCCTGGGCCGCGCGTCATTTTGAGGATGGCGCCCATCTATCGAGCGAGGAGCCGAATAAAAGCAACATCGCCGGCGTCGTCGCTCAAATCAAATGGGGCGTCATTGGCACCCTGGGCGAGCAAGGCATGAAGGACGCAATTCTCGAGCTGATCAAAAAGCTGGAAGGCAAGAAAGAGGAGCGCCAGCTTTCCGATGAGGTCGAGACCGCACTCGAGAATAAGCGCGACGAGCACAACGAGGAGGTGGGCGACGATCCGCTCCGCCGCGTTACGCTTGCCATGTTGCGCGAAGTAATGGAGCGCGGTATTGGCGCGTATAAGACAAACCCGGAATCGGTCCGCCCTGGCGTCGGCTCCCCGGAACAATGGGGATATGCCAGGGTCAATTCGTTTTTGTTTGCAATGAAGAACGACCGATTCCAGGGCGGAAAACACGACACCGACCTTTTCCCGGCGGGGCATCCGCTGTCATCAGATGATGAAAGTGAAAAGGCGGAGTATACTGGCGAAATGGAAAAATCAGGAGATCGCGCAGTGGACCAGCGACACATCAAAGAGATCGTCGAAACTGACGACGAGATCATTATCACATTCGGGAAGTCTATGTCCGAGGAGGAAGCGGTGGACGAGCCCGAGATCGAGGAATCTGGCGGCGAATATGACGAGGAGCGACTCTCCAAATCCGAGATATTTCATCGGATGGAGCACGCCGACGTCGAGGAAAAAGACGACCGCCGCGTCGAGATGTCAGTATCGAGCGAGCTGGAGGTCGAGCGATCATTCGGTCGCGAGCTGATCGTTCATACCGAGGAAACGCTCGACCTGAAATTTTTACGATCTGGCAACGCTCCGCTGTTGCTTGATCACGACCCCGAACGACAGATCGGGGTAATTGAATCCGTAAACCTCGACAGCTCGGCGCGGCGTCTACGCGCGACGGTTCGCTTCGGAAGGGGCGCACTTGCCAGCGAGGTTTATCAGGATGTACTCGACCGCATTCGTTCGAATGTTTCCATCGGGTACAAAGTTCGGCGCATGGAAAGGGACCAGGATCGACAAGACCTGTTCCGAGTAATTGATGCCGAAATCATGGAAGTCTCAATCGTCAGTCTACCCGCCGACCCGTCAGTCGGCGTCGGGCGTTCGGTCGAGGTATCCGACAACGCAACCATAAAACCCATCGAAAAGGAGGTTCCTATCATGGAACAGCAAAACCAAATCGATTTGGATCAGGTTCGCGCGGAAGCCGCCGCCGAACGATCCAAAGAGATCAACGAAATCGTTGGCCTGGCCGCCAAGCACAACCAGCGCGCCTTTGCTGATGAAGCTATCCGTCAGGGCATGAACCTGGCTCAATTCCGTGGCGCCTTGCTCGACAAGATCGCCGACAAGCCGCTGGACGTCGCTGATGTTGAGCTGACGCCAAAAGAGGAGCGACAGTATAGCCTGATCAACGCAATCCGATCAGCGCAGACAGGCCGATTTGACGGCTTCGAGCGCGAAGTATCGGAGGAGCTTGCCAAGCGATACGGTAAGGAGCCGCGCGGTTTCTACGTTCCTTCCAGCATCTTCAAGCGGGATTTGACGGTCGGCACCAACACTGCCGGCGGCTTTTTGAAGCCAACCGACCACCTTGGCGGTGAGTTCATCGACGCGCTTCGCGCGAACCTGGTGATCTCTAGCCTGGGCGCTCGCATGATGCAAGGACTGAAGGGCGACGTCGCCATTCCCGCGCTGAACGCGAAAACGTCTGTCGGATTTGTTGCCGAGAACACTGCACCTGGTGCAGAGGGCGCGCCTACGTTCCGCCAGGTAACGATGTCACCAAAGACTCTGGTTCAGTACGTTGATATCTCTCGCAAGCTGTCAATGCAATCTGATCCCAGCGTCGAGCAGGTTATCCGTGACGATCTGACCCGCCAATTCGCGGCGAAGATTGACGAAGTGGCAATCGAGGGCGGCGGTTCTAATGAGCCGACCGGCATCACCCAGACCAGCGGAATCGGTTCTGTTGCTATGGGCACCAACGGCGGCGCGGTTACTTACGCCAAGCTGGTCGACCTCGAGAAGGAAGTCGCCATCGACAACGCGCTGGCTGGAAATCTGGCATACCTCACCAACCCGAAAGTAGTCGGTGCTATGCGTCAGACTCCGCGCCAGGCGAGCGGTGTTGAGGGTAATTTCATCCTGAACGACAGCAACACCCTGTTGGGTTACAACGTAGCAAGCTCGACGCTTGTTCCTTCGGACTTGACCAAGGGAACCAGCTCCGGCGTTTGTTCGGCTGTAATCTTCGGAAACTTCAACGACTTGATGATCGGTATGTTCGGCGGTCTCGATGTGCTGGTTGATCCCTACACTGGATCAGCTACCGGCGCGACTCGAATCGCTATGTACCAGGATATCGATGTTGCAGTCCGACACGCAGAATCGTTTGCCGCGATTCTTGACATCACGACTTGATAGTCAAAGTGGCGCCCTTCGGGGCGCCTTTTCTTCGAGGTAAATATGAAAGTTAAATTGGTAAGTTCAATCGCCTGGAAGGGCGAACACCAGGAAGCCGGGAGCGCGCTCGATGTAAGCGATGCAGACGGCCATTGGCTGATTTCTCGAGGTCGCGCGGTCGCATGGACTGAAGCGAATCAAATCGACGCAGACAATCGCGCTGCGAAGCCCAAGGCAACCAGAAAGAAAGCGGCGAAGTAAATGGCGGTCGAAACCGATATCGAGCGAGCTGTATTTTTCAGCGCTGACGATTTCGGCGTGACGGCCACCTATACGCCAAGCGGCGGAGCTGCTGTTAGTATCACCGGGATTTTTGATGATGAATTTGAGCCCATCGAGGCGGGTGGGTTTGTCCCGGTAGCGAGCAGCGCGCCGATTTTTCACTGCAAGACCAGCGACGTTTTGGCGGCTGCCGAAGGTGACGCGCTGACGGTAAATTCAACGAATTACATTATCCGGGTCGTGATGGATGACGGCCCCGGGACCACAATGCCCCAGCTCGAGAAACAGTAATGGCGCACGTTCGGAAGCAAATCCGCGACAATATCGTGACGACACTGACCGGGCTGGCGACGACCGGCGCTAATGTATACCGGACTCGGGTTTATCCCCTGGCTGAAAACAAGCTGCCCGGCCTGGCAATCTATACCGACACCGAAGAGGTCGAGGTCCAGACGATCAACCCACCGCGCACTCAGGTGCGAACGCTGACCATTACGGTCGACGCATTTGTCAAGGGGGTATCGAATTTCGATGACGATCTGGATACAATTAGCGAGGAAATAGAACAAGCACTCGCGGCGGATATCACGCGGGGCGGCCTGGCAAAAGATACCAGGGTCGTGTCGTTCGATGCGGATTTCTCAGGCGAAGGGGATCAACCCGTCGCCATCGGAAAAATCGGCGTGACGGTTCAATATGTCACGCTCGAGAATGCGGTCGATACCGCCGTATAAAGGAGAGCATGACATGGCAAAACGAATTCAGGTGTGGCCCCCAGGTGGCGGCGACCCGATCACGGTTTATGAGCTTGACGCGGGTCGGCTCATAATGAACGGCTGGACTATTGAGTCAGCAAAGGCAAAACCGAAGGCGAAATCGAAAGATCGAGCCGCAACACCGAAAGCCGAGGAGGCAAACTAAATGGCAACACTTACGGGCAACAATGGAACCGTAAAGGTCGGCTCTGTCGCTATTGCGGAGATTCGATCTTTCAGCGTAGACGAGACGATGGACACCATCGAGTCGACCAGCATGGGCGATACTTATCGCACATTCGAGACTTCACTGAAGAGCTGGAGCGGATCAGTCGATATCTTTTTCGATGATACTGACACGACCGGCCAAGGCGCTTTGACTGTCGGCAGCGAGGTTACTGTCAACTTCCAGGTCGAAGGCGACACAACTGGCGATCACTTGCTTTCTGGCGCGGCTATCGTGACCGGGCGCACGATCAATAGCTCTTTTGACGGTCTGGTCGAAGCCTCTTTGTCGCTCCAGGGCGACGGTGCGCTGACTGAAGGTACGGTAAGCTGATGGCTGCCGAGAAATCGAAGTCGCGCGCCATCCAGCGAGCGACTGAGCATTTCAAGGCAAAGCCGTTAAAGCGAATCGAGATCGAGGAGTGGGGCGACGAGGATGGGCCGATGGTGGCTTATTCGTCGCCCTTTACTCTAAAGGATCAAGGTCGCTTGCAGTATTTAACGGAAAAGCAATCCGCTGCTGATACCCTGGCCGAGCTGCTGATTATGAAGCTGGTCGACGAGAATGGCGATAAGCTGTTCACGATTGAGGATAAAAACGCGCTGCGGAATGATGTCGACGCCAACGTCGTCGCGCGCATTGCCAATCAGGTGATGTCGGGTGATGCCGAGGCGCTCGAAAAAAACTAAGAGAGTCGGCGGACAGGCGATTCCGGTTTGTGCTGGCTGAAAAGCTGGGGATGACCGTATCCCAGCTCGAGGCCGAAATGTCCGTCGATGAGTTTATCGAATGGTCGTTATTCTTCACGATACAAGATGAGGAATATCAGAAGCAGCGCAGCGAGGCGATGAGTGGCAAACCAAACCGTCAAGGTCGTATTTGAAGGCAAGGATCAGACATCCAAAGCCATCAACTCGCTGAAAGGCAATCTCAGCCAGGCCAGCAAAGCGGTCGACAGAATCAAAGGCAGCCTGGGCGGCATGACCGCTGCTCTGGGCGCTGCTGCTGGTGCTGCCGGTTTTGGCTTAATGGCGAAAAGCGCGCTGCAAACTGCTGATGCTCTCGGTAAGACATCACAAAAGCTCGGCGTCACGGCGAACGAGCTTTTCAAATTCCAAACCCAGGCAGAGCTTGCCGGGATATCTAGCGACACCGCAAACATGGCTCTCCAGCGCTTCACCAGGCGCACGGCGGAGGCGGCCATTGGCACGGGTGAGGCGAAAGCCGCGCTCGAGGAGCTGCGGATAAACGCTGACGCGCTGCAACGGCTGCCGCTCTCCGAGCGCATGAAGGTTCTGGCGGACGCATTTTCCGAGGTCGAAAGCCCGGCGGATCGGCTGCGACTGGCGTTTAAGCTATTCGACTCCGAAGGCGCGGCGATGGTGAATATGCTCGAGGGCGGTCGCGAATCGCTTGAAGAGACTGAAGCCAGAATGCGAGAGCTGGGGATCAGCATCAACAGCCGATCAGCCCCAGCGGTCGAAAACTTCAATGATGCGCTTTTCCTACTCCAGCGGAGAGTTCAAGCCGCAATGATCGACGGGCTCGGCGAAGCCGCTCCGATCATGGAGGATGTCGCAGACAAAATGGCCGAGATGGCTGTCCCGCTGACGGGGGAGCTGCTGAAAGGTTTTCAGTGGTTATTGAGCAATCTCGACACGATTGTGCGGGGCTTCAAGCTGCTGATCGGCGCCCTGGTCGTGATGAAAGTCGTCCAGTTCACGACGGCGATTCTCGCCCTGGTGAAAGCCCTGGGCGGAATGGCTGCGATCCTGGCGGCGCTAGGTGGACCGATCAGCCTGCTCATTGCAGGAATCGGCGCGCTCGGTGCGGTGATCTACAATTTCCGCAGCGAGATAATGGATTCAGTCGATGCGCTGGACGATTACCTGGGGATAACGGATAAGGTCAGCAAGGCGGTTAAATTCTTCAAAGGCATCCTGGGCGATTCCGAGGATCAGGTCGAAGATAATACCGACACGACCAAAAAGGCGACCAAAGAAACCGACAACTTCGAGGAAGCCGTCGACAATCTGAAGGATACGGTAAAGAAAACCGATCCGCCGCTCGAGGGATTCGGGGATACGGTCGATTTTGTGGCGACCGAAGAAATCCGAGCCGCTGCCAGGACTGACGCATTCCGCGAAGCGCTCGAGGATTTGCGCGAAGCTGCGCGGACGGGCGCCGACGAAATCGTCGACTTCCAGAAGGAAATCGCCGACTTCGAGAAAACGGTGAACAACACCGAGGCGACGACCCAGGATTTCAATGACGCGCTATGGAACACTGTCGAGGAGCTTACCGGCGTGACATTTGAAGGTCGCCGAGTTCGCGAAGAAATCGACAAGGTGAACACTGCGATCCAGGTTTTGACCGATAAGGGCTTCGACCCGGCTGGTGAAGAAATCCAGACATTGAATCGCCGCCTGGAAGAGCTGGGCGAGGAGCTGGTCGACGCAGTAAAAGCAGCCGACGGGCTCACCGCATCGCAGCGCGAAGTTCTGGACGAAGTAAAGAAAACCGAAAATGAAATCTCAAAGCTGAACGACAAGCTCGCCGATCTAAGCGCTCTCTATAAAAAGGGCGAGATCGATGCGCGGGAATATCAGATCGCGACCGAGAAAGTGAACGCGGAAATCAAGGAGCTGAATCAAGTCGAGCTGACTGAATTCGAGCAGGCCGTTCGCGATGCTTTCGATGATACTCCGCTCGAAAATTTCTTCGACAAGCTCGATCAGGTGACCGGCGGAACCGGCGCCCTGGATGGACTGATCAAAAATTTAGTCGGAGAGGGCGGGGTCAAGTCGGCGATCACAAGCTGTTTCGGCACTCAGCCCGTGACCAACTTCGAGGAAGCGGTGAAGCGCTTGTTTACGGGCTCTGGTTCGGCCCTGGGCGGATTCGGTGCGGCCCTGGGCAATCTGACATCCGCGCTCGGCGGATTCTTCTCTGGCGCTCTCTCGAGCTTTTCATCGTTCAAGGACGCAGTGGTTCGGACGCTCGAGCAGATCGCGGCGGCTGCCATTGCATCGGTCGGCATTAGTTTTCTGAAAAACCTGATCCCTGGGCTGCGTGACGGCGGCATGGTGGAAGGTTTTGCAACGGGCGGACAAGTAAGCGGCCCAGGCGGCCCGACGGCTGACCGGGTTCCTGCGATGCTATCCGATGGCGAATATGTGATTCGCGCCAGCTCGGTCAATAAGTTCGGCGCCAGGTTCTTCGATGCGCTGAATTCCGGGCGGCTGCCCAAGTTCGCACTCGGCGGATTGTTTGGCGGCACTTACGGCTCAATCGATAATTTTGACTGGTTCGAGCTTTTCCGAACCTATTTCGGACCCGGCGATGTTTCGGGCACTGAAGGTCTCGCCCAGGGTATCGCGAACGTCGTGAATACAATTTTGACGACGATGGAAACATTCCAGACCGCGATCAAAACCGGGGTCGTGGATGCGATCAATGCCGTCACCGATGAAATGTTCGGCGGCAAGCCTACATTCACGGTCGACTATGTGACCGAGATCATCGACAAGATTCTCGAAGGTGTTTTCGACAAGCTGGTCGAAATCGCTGAAAAGGGCGACGTGATCAATACGGAAGGCAATATCTTCGACCGCATCCGAGAGGCCATATTCAAGGGTGGCACTTTCCCGAATGTAAGCGATGAATTTTCTGGACCATTCCAGCAATCAATGATCGATGAGCTGATCAGGATGATCAGCAATCTTCAAAGCATGATCTTGAATTTCAGTTTCGACGATCATGTCAAAAAGCTATTCAATCGCGCCGATGGCGTGGTCGGCGGCAGCCTTTACTTGCAGGGTCGCCAGTTCGGCGGGCCGCTCGAGCGCGGCCAGGCGTCGATGGTTGGCGAGGATGGCCCGGAGCTGTTTATCCCGAATCGAGGCGGTACGGTCTCACCGATCAAGGGCAATAGCGTCGACTTGCAGCAATCCATCAATGATATGAAGGATGAGATCGTCATGCTGCGGCGGCAGCTCTCGAGGGAAATTAGTGGTCGCCGACCCGCTGGGGTTCGGTAATGTCTTTCGCCACTACGCTCGCGGAGCTGGTCGCAAAGAGAAACGTCCAGCTCTCATATATCGCTATTCTGAAGCCCTACGATGTCAGCGGGGCGACCGAGCTGACGCTCTACTACTCCGACAGCGGTTTCGTCACTGAGCCCGGCGATACTCCGGCGAACCAGTATTTCGATCCGCGCCTGGTCGAGCCGATCACGTTTTCGCGCACTATGTTCAGCAGCGGTAGGGTCGGCGGATTCTCGCGCCCAGGTTATGGGAATTTGATCCTATCGAATGGCGACGGCGAGCTGGATGACTTCGCCGGGTACGCCTGGGACAGTCGATCAGTCGAGGTGCGGGTCGGCGAGTTCGGGGCCGGGATTTCCAATTTCTTCACCATATTTAAAGGTGAGTCGAAAACCATCGAGTTCGATGACGAAACCGTCGAGGTCGTCCTGCGGGACAACCAGGAAGATTTCGCCATCGAATTCCCGCCGAATGTTTATACCGATGTCGCGCTCTCGGCGAATGTCCTGGGAGCGCCGATCCCGCTATGTTTTGGCGAGGTCAGGAACATCGAGCCGGTTCTGATCGACTCGACGAACCGGGTCTACCAGGTGAACGACGGCGAGATCAATGCCGTCTCGGCTGTTTATGAGGGCGGCGTCGCGCTGACGCTGACGACCGACTACACGGTCGACCTGGCGAATGGCAAAATCACACTGGTCGCAGCTCCGACCGGGATCATTACGGCGGACATCCAGGGATATGTCGACAGCGGCAGCACTTACTTGACCAGCGCGGCGGACATTGCCAGGGAAATCGTTACAACTTACGGCGGACTGGCTGATCCCGGCGACCTAGATACGGCATCGCTGACGGCGATGAATACTGCCAACAATTCGACAATCGGGATATATGTCAAAGATTCGACAACGATCCTCGAGGTGCTGGATCAGATAGCCAACACCGTCGGCGCGTTTTATGGGTTCAACCGAGACGGCGAATTCCAGATGGCGCGCGTGGAGCTGGCGACCGGGACGGCTGATGCCGAGTTCGATCTGACCAACATCATCGAGGTGCAGCGCCAATCATCGGCAACCCCGAACCATCGGGTTCGCGTCGGGTATGACAAAAATTATCGGGTGATGAGCGAGAGCGATTTCGGGGCATCGGTCACGACCGCGCAGCGGGATTACCTGGTCCGGGAAATGCTCTTCGAGTCAGACAACACCGCGAGCATTCGCACGATTTACCCGAATTCCGAGGAGCTGGTCGTCCCGGCGTTATTTTCGGCGTCCAGCGCTGCCAGCACTGAGGCGACCCGCCTGCTGGCCCTGTATGGCTCTCAGCGAGACTTTTATACGATCAGGGTAAAGACGCAGCCCTACACGTTAAAGCTGAATGACGTCGTGCAGATCGCGTTTGATCGGTATAATCTGACCAGCGGCAAGAAATTCCGCGTTATCACGATCACCGAGGATGCGGCATCGAACGAGGTCGAATTGGAGCTGTGGGGCTAAATGGCTGAAAACATTATCATTTCCGCGAATAACTACGTCGACACGGCCTCAAGCATCACGGCGGATTCGGCTGCGGCATCGCTGCCGGTCACAAATCTCCAGGATTTGCAGATCGTGAAGGTGTGGCGCACCAGTAGCGCGACCAGCGCTCAGATCGATCTCGATTTCGGTTCGCAGAAAATCATGGATTTTTTCGCGCTGATCGCTCACAACCTGACGACATCGGCGACCGTGCGCTGGCGCTTATCGAATGACAACTTTTCGACATTCATTTATGACTCGGGCGAGATTAGCGCCTGGGCGCCCATCGAGGGATTCGGCGGATCGCCCTGGGGCGTTTTCACCTGGGGCGGATTGCCGACGGCTGAATTGATCAGTCTCTACAATGCCAGTACGTTCAATCTGCTGGCATCACCGCAGATCGCGAGATATTTGCGCCTGGACATTAGCGATTCGACTAACTCCGCTGGCTATCTCGAGGCCGGGCGCTTGATAGCAGGACCGGCATATCAGCCGACGATCAACTACGCGAACGGCGTCGAGATCGAATTCGTCGATGATTCCAGGGTGACGAAATCACGCGGCGGCCAGGTGTTTGTCGATGAGGTCCGCAAATATCGACGGATCACGTTCGACCTGATCCATCTGCCCGAGAGCGAGATATTCCAAAACGTATTCAACGCCATCGACCGGGTGAAAGGCGTATCGAAAGATGTTCTGGTCATTCCGCAGCCGAGCGATTCATCGACCTGGCTGACGCAAAACATTTATGGACGGGTCGCGGAGATCGGTGCCATCGAAAACACAACGCTGTCGCGATATAGTCGCACCATGACAATCGAGGAAATAATCTAATGGCTTTCCCTGTTACTTTAAACGGCGTCACCTATACGCTGGCGAATTTCGAGGGCTTGAATTACGTCGAAGGATTCCCCGATGCGCTCGAGGATTTTGTTACCGAGGCAGGCACTCAGGTCTCGGCGGCTGCCACTAGCGCCACAAATGCGGCGACTAGCGAAACGAATGCAGCATCTAGCGCGACCGCTGCCGCGAGCAGCGCGACCGCAGCGGCGGCATCTGCTACGGCTGCCCAGGCATCACTCGACGCAATCGAGGGGCTTTACCTGGGCGCGCAGGCGAGCGATCCGACGGTCGACCTAAATGGCGACGCGCTGACTGCTGGCGATTGGTATTTCAATACAGGCGCCGGGGCGGTCAAAATTTACGATGGCTCGGCATGGGTGACGATCACATCACTCACTTTCGACCTGGTAGATGACACCACGCCGCAGCTCGGCGGGAACCTGGACTTAAATGGGAACACTGTCGGCGGTGTCGACGCAACGGAGCTTTCGATCCTAGAAGGCGCCACGGTCACGACGGCGGAATTAAATATCCTTGACGGCGTGACGGCTACCGCCGCAGAAATCAACTATCTCGACATCACTACGCTCGGCACTACCGAGGCCAGCAAGGCGGTCACGGCGGATGCGAATGGAGTGGTGACGTTCGATGATGGCATTTCCGAAGAATATGACGCAGTCACTTCCAGCTCGAATTCCACGACTGTCGATCTGCAATCCGGCACTAATTTCAGCCATACGCTGACAGAAAACACGACCTTCACGTTCAGCAACCCGGCAGCGAGCGGCAAGGTCTCGGCCTTTACATTAAAGATCGTCCAGGATGCCAGCGCTTCCGGGTATACGGTTACCTGGCCGACATCAGTGGATTGGCCTGCGGCCACAGCACCAACATTGACGGCTACTGCTAGCGCGGTGGATTACTTTGTATTCATCACGCATGACGGTGGCACTACCTGGTACGGATTTACAGCAGGACAAGCCCTAGCATGAGTCGTTTATCGCTTAAA